GAAAATTGCGGTGTTACTTGGAAGTTTGCACCATACGATACTGGAGCAACAGTGGGCCATAAGCCCCTACCCCTTCGTAGGCGCATAAATCAGTCTAAGAATAGCTTTAATATCAAGTATAAGAAACCACGCTATCTCCTAGAGTGGAATAGTACTACTAGAACGCTAGGTGGAGAATTGTTTTCTCTTCCAATGCAAAAGAAAGCGAAGAAAAGCAAGCGTTCAATAGATAAAGATGGTTTCATCCATGTCAGACGAACTATTCAACGAGTAGTTACCGACTTAATTAAAGAAAGAGTATTGAAACTCTCTAATCAATTTCAAGTTTTGACTGACCTCTTTACCTCAGAAAATCATGGTAATGAGTGGTTGTATAGTGAGTATATGAGTAGTCCTGCTCAACCAAAGAAAAGTGGTAGGACCGACTTACCAAGACCAAGTACAGTTCATGATACTGACCCTCGTACTTGTCCTGAAATTAAGGCAAGCCGTAAACAGAAAATTGCAAGTATGGTCGGATCAAAGAAAGAAGAAACCAAAGTAAGTGACGTGGAGAAGATAGTGTCTCAGATACTCGCTTCTCGCTTATCAGATTCTAATGATGAGATCAAGAGTTTTAGAGATCGTTGGATTGACTTAGGGTTGTATTCTGAGAAGTATGCTTATATGGCCTATGAGTTTCTCCAATTGTCCCTGGAAATGGACACTCTCGGCATTAAAGATAAAGTGAGCAGTGATGATTACTATCGACTTTATGATGAATGGGTGCATGAGAATATGTGGAAACTACCCCAATCAGCATCAGAGTTAATGTCTGCACTTAGTGACATAGTTGCTAAGGCATTAGGTGTTACTGACAAGTTATTACTGGTCGGTCTCGTATCAAATCTTATGGGACTTGTCAGTGGTATTGTTTTGTACACCCGTGTAACAACTAAGCTCGATGCTAGTGTTGTAATTGCAAATATGATTGCTAGTATCATTGGAATGCTTACATCATATCTAGCTTCCCATACTTTAAGAACTGAAGTGCACAATCAGCTATGTAATGGCATGAAGAAGATAAAAGAAACAATAGTTGATATGCAGAATTCTATTGTTGGATACATCAACAAGTCCATGCAGGAACCTGAAAAAACTATTGCCAATACTACAATGTCCCGAATTGAGATTGAACGAATTGAGCGAACATATGGGCTCAAAGATTTCATCAGTGATAAGAGCTTTGGTGATGATGTTGTTTTTAATGATCGTATAACTCAATTGAGTAAGAGTGTATCTGCGTTACCTGTGCCTGATAAATTACAGAAACAGGATGAAGCTGGTAATACATATTATGAGTTTAAGGGCTATTCGCCCAAAGACCAAGATTTTTATGGAGACCATTGGATACTTCCATGGGAAACAAAGAATGATATTCTTGAGTTCCAGACTATTAGTCTTGATTTTGGATTGCATTCTGGTTGCCTTAGGGTACCAACAAATCTTAAAGTGGAGCGCATACGATCATACTTAGGGGTGGTATGTGATATTAATCCTGAGTTAATTGCCGTTTATAATGCTGAAGGTCCAGGATTTCCTAACAAGAGTGAAGATATATCAGACAAGATTATTGGATCGGTTTCAAAAATCCAAGTAGTGCAGTTAGTTGACGATGGTTCTATCGCTGGTAAGTGGGACGACATTATGTCTGCAACTGGTATTTCATCAAATTCGGCTGCTAAGTATTTTAAGGACCACAAGCAAGAAATTCAAAAATTGCGTCAACAGTTTAGTATGGATGATAAAGGTACAACTGAATGGACTACTTATCTTAAGCAACTCGGACTAGATGCCGTAGAGGTAGCTAATATAATGGCAGAAAAGACAGAAAAAGTAGCCATGGAAAAACCTGTAGGCTGTGGAAACGGTGCTATGGATTCTTTGCCAACGTGGAAAGTTATTAAAACTATAAAGCACTGTTCACATGGTAGGGATTTTTATACTGGTGGTATTAATGCCACTCAACATGCTCTTTGGAACCCTGTTGAGAAGTTAATGATGGCCTACTATGCTAAAGTAAAGCTTTCTACAGTAGATCAATTTATAAGTGATTTTCAAGATGTTGAAAAAGCTGGTACCTTAGACCAAGTATCAGTTGCATTAGAACGTTATACTAATGAAGATCTAGAAGGTTTCATTAAGGGAATCTTAAAAGTTGGCCTAGTAGATGGTATATTGTTGCTTGATTCCGACGGCAAGTACTGGGGAAGCTTAGAAAGTTGTGTTTCCGATGAAAAAATTTGTATTTTAAGAACTCAGACACGCGGGGTAATTGACGTTACGGATCCTGTAGTACACCCAAAGTCTCATTATTCTTTAGAAAAATGGCCTGAATGGGACATGTCAAAGAAAAGACAGTTCTTTAGTGAAAGGAATCATCTATGTGATGATTGTTTTAGGAAAGGAAATCTAGCCGGTTTTGATTTATACCCAGTTGGAGATGCTAATGTTGATTCCCTTGCTACCTTGATGGGTGTTCCAAGAGACGAACTACCAGATGATTTTAATGATGCTTGCAAGTATCTTTTCATTAAGACTAATGATACTATAGCTCATCCGAAGTGTTTGAAGCGTTGGATGAAAATTGAGAATAGCAAAATGTTAGTCTCATCTTCGTTCTGCGTAACAAAAGAACAAGAAGGGTATTATTTCACAAAAGAGATTGTAGACAGTTCTGTTATGGAAGAGAAGTGTTTAGCGATGAGTACAACACTAGGTGGTTTACATCACATTAAAGCTGTGAACTCTAATTGTATGGAAGTACCAGTGAATATTTGTAGGCATTATCCAATACTTTTAAATAATACAGCTAATGACCCTGAAGTGAAGAAGCGCCTCGTAATAAGTGGAGATTCTTTCATTGTTAACATCAAGGGTCATAGTGTAACAATAAATATGCAAGACCCGGGAGCACCCAACTCAGCTTATTTCGGCTGTTATTGGGGTGATTTAACTCTTGATCCAAAAGTCAGAGTTAGAATCATAGCTAAAGAAGAACAAAGTCTTGATAAGCAAGTGTCTGTCTGTAAATTCATTTCATGTGCATTGTGTGTAGTTCTAGCATTAGTTTTAACCAATAGAGACAGCAAAGCCAGGCCTGTAGATTATTTGAAAAATATGTTAACTGGTGCAACTATGGGAGTAGGAGTTTATTCTGCTTTTGAAATGTTTGCTGGCTTGTGGAATTCGGCCCTTGAACCAAAAGATCAAATTCAAGAAATGAATGAATTACGGAAAAATCTTATAGCTTTTAATAGCATACCTAGTGAAGTCATGGTAAAAAGTCATGATTTGCTTCGTAGTGCTTTAAAGAAAATAGGTGATGCTCATCGTTTCTTAGCTACCCATGAATTGAAACCAGGTGCTAATTTGCCTTTGGCAGCCTTGATCAATCAGCTTACTTTCAAAATTGAAGAGTTGTTGAAACGTGAAGGAATGCAAGTCGTTAGACCCGCAACATTCATCATGCTGATTCAGAGTGAACCAGGACTTGGAAAGAATCATTCTTTTACAGAGCGTATTAATCAGAATGGTGGTTCAGATACTGGCAAAGGATTGCAGCGCTTGCGTGACATATGCGGAGATCACATGCGCGTTAAGTGGCTCAGAGCAGATAATAATGGATATTGGAATGAACTTAATGGCGAGCAAGTTACCATATATGACGAATGGGCAATGAACACTAAAGAACCATTGTTGTCAATGATAAATCAAATTGGTAATACTACACCTGCTACCTTTAGCGGGGCTTCAGTTGATTCAAAACATCAAATGTTTTTAAGTGACTTTTTGATTATGTTAACAAATCGTAAGCAATTCCCTACGGATCCACAGATCAATCCGGAAGCTATGGATGCTATCAAGAGCAGAGTGAACTACTATAGAGTAACAGATGGTGCTACTGAAAGGTGGCTAAAAGCCAATGGGAGACATGCTCCCCGACCACCAGGTTTACCAACTGACATAGCTGATATGGATTGGTTTAAGATAAAACAAGATTCAAATAATAAGACTATTGAAGTTCCCACTACCTGGAATGAAATCTGGTATGATGCTTGTGTCCATTATTGGAACGAACGTCAAAAAGTTACATCAATTAGTGTGCAACGTGCACAAGCAGAACTACTTGGTGGTGTTGAGCAAGCAAAGATCATGCACCCTAAAGCATTAGGTGCTCAATGGCGCATGACCACATTCCCGAACGTGACTATATTAGGCCAAACTGATAAAAGAATTTGGAACTTCTGTGACCCAGTTTATGATATCTACCATAAAGTAACGTTACAAGCAGATGAAGCAGATAACAACTTGTACATAGCTTTACATGGTCCCTCTGGCAAGGGTAAGACTCATTGGACTAATAAGTTCATAACTCATTGGAAAGGCATCGCTGGTAGAAATACTACAGTTTATACTATTAAATCGCGACCTGAGTATGATTGGTGGATTCGGTCACAGCATGAAACCACCAAGCCAGGCGACCTCATTGTTACGGACGACATCTTTTGGGAGCCATGGTTTAATGCATTAGAGTTTTCAAATAATGTGCAAAGTTGTATATTTCTACATGTTTCAAATCTATCTGGGCAATTCAGGTATGTTAAATCGCCTGGATCATTTAGCTGGAAATTAGCTAAAACTGCCTGGAATAATCTAGGAGCATTATACCGGTTGTCAACAGCAGAATCGGCATTTACAACTAAGGCCAGATTGTTTAATAATCGTTCACGACAAATAAGAGAAGGCGAATTGCGCCGCAGTGGATTATATGGAAATTTGTTCACTCCAAAAGCTAATATTAGCATGGACAAAATTTTACATGATCAGGTAACAACTGATGATTGTGTTGAAGTGTCGTGTAATCCAACATTCTCTCATGAAATTGAAGTAATCTCACAGCAAATGTGGAGTATCATGGGTGGAGCACCAACTTCACCAGAGGATGCAACCTGGAACTTAATGGAAAAAATAAGGCGATGGAAAAATACTACGGTGCCCGTTACAGTTGTTGAGTGCGAATATGATGCGCCTACTTCTGCGGATATTGAAATTAACTGTACTAGTTTTGATGATTTAAAATATTTGCTCCGTTCTCCAGATTCAATGATAGAGCAAATATGTGTGAACAGAGGCAATTCAAAGATCTACGTGTCTCCAACTCACTTTCAAAAACTGGCACAGTTACCATCATTACGTGGTGCAGCATGGCAGATGAGTCCAAATTGTGTTGAGAGTGACTTACCATGTATGATAGTACAACTATTTAAGTCATTCCGGGTGTGTACTAATGCTGAAGTATTAATTACAGTAGGAAAGAAGAAATTCTGGTCTAGTAAAAATGACATCTATACTACAGAAAAATTCCACCAGTGGAGATTGTGTGCCATAAGACAAAGTGAACAACAGGAGAAAGAAGGTAAAGTTGTGATAACATTAATAGATGAAAATTCTATGAGTGCCACTGGCAAGCCAAATTACAAGACTATTATGGGACCTAAAATGTCAATTATTAGAGTACTTTCTGACGGAATTTATGGAGTGGATGGTGCCATTGAGCTACCCATAGTTGATCTAAAAGCCATGAAACAGGCAAAAGAACAGATTTTTAACCATGTTCTTATGATAGATGCGGTTACTAAATGGGAAAAAGTTTGCGCTGAAAATGCTGCCGCTGCTAGAAAGGCTTCACGATTCCAACAATTACGTGATTGGGTAAAAGGAGATTCAATATTTGCCCTAGTGTTTAAAATATTTGCATCTATCTGTCTCATAGAGTTGGCATTCATTGGAGTTAAGACAGTATGGAACTGGTTTAGCGGTACACCAGTAATACGATGCCAATTTTGTGAAGGTAGTTACACTATCAATAAAGAGTGGATGTCACTGTGTGTTAATTCACGTTACCAGTGGTGCTTTAATTGTAACAAATGGCAAACTATAGATGGCAGTGCACCACAGACAGGGGAAATTGTTAAGCTTATGCAAATTGGATTAAATCGATCAGAATATGGGCTTAAGATAATTGATGAAGGATCCCCTATGTGGAGAAATACATCACCGATACCACCAGAAGAGGTGAAGTTTGAGAACATTGACTTATTCGGACTTCAACACGGAGCAGTAGCTAAAGGTGCCACGCCAACAATTGATTCTACTGTTCAACCAAATACCCCACGCGATCAGATCTATGACGCATTAGGGTGGGCTAATCCTACATTACAAACTAGCCAGAATAATTTGGCTCATCGTAAAACTTATCCCATTCTATTGAATCAACGAGAGACCGCGAATCAATATCTGGGGAGAACCACAGGAGGCCCAATATGGCCTGCTGGAATGTTCCAAGGACAAGCTGGCGCTCCACTTCAACCCCGGGAGCGCGGTGTGTTAAATACAACAACTACTGATGCAGCACAATTGCAAGATGCGTTGCACGGTACTCAATATAAGAAAATAGCAGAGCCGTACTATGTGCGTCAACAGCTACAGGCAAAGCAAGGCACAATAATGACCGTAGACCATGCTCAGACAAAAATTTTAAAAGCTTTAGTTAGGGTGCATGGTTGTAGTAAGTTATGGGGAATCATGGTGAAGGAAAGATATATTATGTTCCCCTGGCATCTCATGGTTTCTGCCAACGATCATGGAGTTTCTGTAACCGCTGACGTCAATGGCACTACATATGCTATTGCTAACGTAACAAAATTGCCCGATAGGGATGCGTGTATTGGCGAACTAGTCGGATCCCAAGTACCTATGTGGCGTGATATTTCCAATAATTTTATGAGGAATGAAGAGCTTGACAGAGTAATTGAGGCAAATATTTTAGTAGCCAAAGCAGCTACAGCTATGGTAACACCTACTGACTTTATGCAGCACACGTACCAAGGTAAGCACGAGGATATATATACTGCAGTAAATCTTAGAGGCACTGGTAAACTTATCCACACAGCAAATGGCGACTGTGGCTCGGCTTATTTGGGTATGTTCGAGCATGAAGGAGTGCATGTACTTAAATATATGGGAATGCATGTAGCGTTGCTTGGTGATCACCACTACCAAGCTGTTGTTATTACTAAAGAATTGATCGACGCTGCTATAAACAGAATTAAAAATGTCAAAACTGAGCTCGATGTCCATCTTGAACAAGCAGTATTAAAGACACCTGCAAGAAATTACGATACCATGGCATTTTATAAAGAAGCATTTGAAAATATGAAAACTAGTAATATTCGGCGATTTAATTATGGGCCACCGTGTAAATTCATTTGTACTATGCGGCGTTTAGAGTTTCATCAAGAAAAGACCTCAGCATCACCGTGGTTCAAGGAAATTTCAGAAGTTTATCCCAGTCCAGTAATGGAAGTAAGTGAAAAGATGCCACCATTAGCGCCAGAAGTTATGCGTACATTACCTCTTAATAACTTAGGTAAGCCTGACAAAATTCAAAAGCAAATAGATCAGATATTGGAAAACCCAAAGCATGAGAATATGTCACCGAAAGACTTTGCCGAACTCGAAGCAGCTTATGAAGTAATGAAAACTACTTTGTCGCCATTATACCAGTATGAGTGGCAACAATTGACTCCAACTGCTTCATTAAATGCCGTAGTTATAAATAATTTGGTATCAACTCCTATGCGAGTAAATACTTCGGCAGGCTTTTATGGACATATGCGAGGCAAACTTAAGAAAAATGAGTTTATTAAAGTTGGCGTTAACGGGCTACGTACATTTGATAAAAGTGAACCAGCACAAATATTATTAGAATATGTACGTTACGCTGCGGACAAAATTAAAATGGGTGAACCCGTACTTTCCGTGTTCATGTATAACGCCAAACATGAGGCTTTGCCTATAGATAAAGCATTAGCAGGTAAAGTACGTATGTTTTCTGCAGCTAGCATAGAGATGACTATACTTGAAAGAATGTTTTTCCTACCGATAATGACATATATTACCAAGACTGATGGACCAATAAGAACAGGATATAATGAGTTGATTTCATTAGGGAGAAAACATGGTGCCTTGGCAGAACATTACCCACATTGTGCTAGTGTTGATTTCTCTCGATTTGATAAGTGGGTAACTAAGGCGGAAGTGTTCTTTGCACTGAGATTTTTATGTGCAATGAATGCTTCTTGGGCTGAACGTGGTGATACACGAGTGGATAAAATCGCCGAAGCCTGGACTCGCATGTATACAGAGTCACCAGTATATTGCAAGGGGGATTTGTTTACGACAGAAGGCACTTTGCCTAGTGGCATATTGCTTACTAATATTTTAGGGGGCTTAATAGTATACCTTAGAGTAATAAGAGCATGGGGGCCTCTAGCAGCTAAGCTTACTCCTGAACTACCTTATCAGTGGCACATTTATCCATTGGAGTGTGGTGACGACTTAACAATATACGTCTCAGAAGAAGGTAAAATTCCTCTGGATCTCGTCATTAAGGCTATCCAAGACAATGGCGCTAGGGTTACTACAACATCAAAGGATGATGTCGAAATGGATGAGGTAGAATGGAGTCTTAGTATGCAAGGAACATCTTTTATAAGCAGGAGAGTTTGGTATAATGAGAAGTATGACCAATATTGGAGTCCTTTAAAGCTACTCTCTATCATGAAGTGTTTATACTTTGCAAGTGCACAAGCTTATGTGAACTCAGCTTCGCTTGTCATGGATGTCATTTGTGAAGCACGGGCCCTTGAAAAGATCACTGAGTACAATAGGGTTATGGAAGTGTTAGGCGTAATTATACGTAACGTACCAGAATTGAGGGGGCTCGAGGGGCAACTTTTGACTTTTGACAAAGCGCATGCAGCGCATTATCTTTACATCATCAGTGGGAATCACCCAATGAAGACGCTGTATGGAACTCATTCTCCCGAGTTAAGGAAAGGTGATAATATTACTACTGCTAATACTATCCGTTCAGCAATTAGAAATTTGTATAAATTAGATTCTCAACAGACTGAAAGAATTATTCCCAGTGTTGAAATTCAAGAAATACCTGACGACTACGTCGAGCCTATTAAGATCGAGCAGCTGAACAGGGTAGAACAAGGAGCCATGTCTAATTACAAACATTTAGTAGAAAAGTTCGTTAACGAACATCATGGCTTAATTGATGAAATTGTCAAACCGATAAAGCAAGTACAAGACTCTCAATGTTGGTGGAAATGGAAATATACCTTCCATCTCGAATCATTGGCATTGCCTTATTCAAGTTTTACTGATACAGAGGAAGGGGCTTACAAGTTAATTTGGAGTAAAATCTGTTTAGCATGGCCTCAAGAAACATCAGCCTCTAGGGATGACAGTGTTACTTACGGCATAGCTGTTAAGAAAATGAGAGAAGCATTACCTGTCGCAGTGTTTCTGTCTGATTCACGCAAGTCAATGACAGTTGTTGTTTGGAAAGAAGATAATGTTTACATTTTACAGAAATCATCATCAACTTATTCAGCTCAGCAATTCTATGACGAGTGTGACAGATGGTTAACATGCATGCCTGCTACTTTACAAGCGCTGTTTAGAAAGATGCAGCAGCAGGAAGACAGTCAATTATTAGTGTATAATGATACCATCTTAGAACGATTGTGGGCTTTTCAAAGATTAACATCTCGACAGGAACAGATGGAAGTAGGTACTATGAGTCCAGCAAAGTCACAAGCTGTTGATGTAACGCCACGTGTACTTCCTGGTATCTCCAATGTGCCGCCTACTATGCAAGAGTGCATGTGGCCTCAAAATTATAGTGAAGTTCATGTTGATCTGTCACAGAGATTTTATACTTTGACAGAATGTACAGGAATGCAAACTAAGAAGTTAATTAGGCAAAAAGCAGTACCTGGAAACATTGCAGAGGGTACTTTATTGGAGACTCTTGGAGGTATGGACATTATGGAACATACATGGTTTCAGCAAAAAGCAATGACACACAAAGCTTTTGGAGGGCACTATTACGTCACAATTGTGTTTTCTGGAGTGACTAACATCACAGGAGGAATGAAAATAGCATGCTACGACGGCTATGAAAGGGATATCGTTGAGTGGACAAATCTTTCAATATGTCATATCAGCGATTTCACAGGCACAGGGCGAGGTGTTAGTTTAACATTCGCTGTACCCTTTGTGTGTGATGAATCCTATCGTTCTGGTAAGCATTACAACTGGGCTTACGTTGGTAGACCAGACAAGTCAGATTTCACGGAATTTGATGCTACACTACCTGTATGGGAGATAACTGCAACAACAGATTTTGGTAGCTCATTTATTCCAGAGCTAACGGCTTCAACAGCTGTCGTTGTGTCTACATTTGTTTCAGTTGGACACATACGTAATGGTGAATTTGAGCTTACCATGGAGATTGCACAGTGGATACCAAGACCAATTACACTGAAGGATGACATAGTAGATCCTGATGCCGTTGTCGGAAAGAAAGTTGGAGAAATAGATCCTAATTCTAGCATAACAATTTGGAGCACTAAAGGAAGTAACTCAGGCCCTATGTCAGAAAATCATAATGATTATATCGGAGCATCTTATGATCCCACCTCCCACTTTACTAGTGCAGTACGTGGCAGAGAACTAGTTGGAAAAGACATGATGGTTAACTTGAAGTGGCATAATGAAAAGTTTGATGATAAATACCACTTGTTTGTAGGACGAAATGTCACAGATTATGGTTGTCCTGTCAAGGGATACTACATGGGAGATGATGGCTTCGGCCATTATGGAATTGGACCAATGTCTCTTTATGGTACCTGGCCACAGATCTTCCCAGATGAAATTGGGCGTGACACTAGACCCTACATTTTTGAAGAGGTTGACACCAGCAAGGACACGTGGAGTGAAGTGCAAGCCGATCATCTAGGCCTGCATATTGACTGTGCTCTCGGTTGGATTGATCGAGTTAGTCAACGTGGAATAGAAAAACTTGAAGACAGGGAACTTAAGGTAATTGAAGGTATGAGAGAAGTGACAGCAGCTTGTTCTGTATGCACCAAAGTTATGAAGGACCAGTATGTTCATCGTACTAATTGTTGGGGATTGTCGTTCCTTGGAGCGCAAATGACTGATAATTGGAAAGACTACTTCCGTGACGAGTATGACATCACTGCTCTAGATGATATAGAGAAAGCTCTCCGAGCAGAAAGTAAGAGTGTGCTAACAGAAGGTGGTTCAGTCAATTCCTGCGTACAACTACGTGGTGTTACACCATGGGTTGGAGCTAGCAAAGTCGAGCTTGCCGAAGATTCTTTCATGATAGTGAGAGAATTTGAACATCATGAAGAGTATGCTTTCACATCACTTAAGTTCAAGTATGTCACCATTGGCTCTGAATTCCCCAAGGTTGTTATGGATGCTGTGGCTAACGCACAAAAATCAAATTCAGAGACTACTCCATTTATGGACAAGATAATGAAGCATTGTAAACCCACCTTGAGTTACATGTTGAAACTTAGAAATCCTTTGATTAGTGACGTGTGGATTGACATATTCTTGAATTGGGTGGACAATGGCTGGATGTGGGGAACACGTGCTAACACCGAGTACGTGACTAGTATCGATATGGACAATTGGAAAGTTGAGTCACTTAGGCCTATCAAGGGTTCTACTGCATGGTCATTCACTGACACTGAGGGTTGGACCAGTATTAGGCTTAACAATGCAGAGGCTGTGCGTAAGTTACATTCCAGAAAGAGGAGGATTGCACCTGCTAAGAGAAAGACTAGAGTTGAGATATTCCGTCTTAACGAAGCGAACAAAGCTCGTCCTATCACGGGCCGTGTAGCAACAAGGAAAGAGCAGGGTTCTAAGTATCAGGCTTTTGTCTATTCAGAAGTTTCCCAAGCAGCAAAGCAGACTATTGACTTAATACAACAGCGTGTAGAAGAGGTCAAACCAGGAACACGCGCAACCTTACATAAGGCTAAGTCAATGCATTGCACACGTGCTTTGCTAGAACTGGAAAATGAGGCTGACAAGGAAACACTGCTGAATAGCCTTGAGAGTGAATGGAAAGAATTTGCAGGAGCTCCTTTGATTTTGCAAGAAACAGGAATGAAAATGCCAAAATTTGACTTTCTTGGACAGACATTGGTGATGAAAGTACAATTAACGCCTATTACTAAGAAGAGAGCGTTGCAGGACTTGATTAACATCTATAAGCAAGTTGAACAAATTGCTACTGTCAAGGTAACAACTGACTTCCAGGAGAATGCTCATGTTTCACTTATGTTCTTGAGAGACGCAACACCAGAAGAGAAAGAAGAATGGATACAAATTTATGAAGATGCCTGGAGGTACCTTGAGGAGGAACATACCATGAAGATCAACACTTATTTGTCAACTGTCAAATGGCGTCCCATCGGTAAACCTAAGTCAACACTTAACAGACCAGCATATTGTGACACACCACTACCGAAACCAGTACATAGACAAGAACAAGGTGAAGTGGCAGCCATCGTAGGTGGAGGATTACTTCAAGGATTAGGTTCAGGGTTAGGACAATGGGCTATGATGCGACAACAAACTAAGAACATGAAATATGCCCTACAGTTTGAAGGACAAATGAGAAAAGATTTACTTCACCAGAAGTATATCCAGAACCTTGACTTGATGATGAAAACACAAACGATGAAAGGTGGTGAAAGGATTGGACAATCTACTTCATATGCAGATGCGTCAACTGCCATGCACTCAAGTACATCTACTAACACAGGAACGGATGATCAGTGGCAAGCAGCACTTGAAGGAGCAGTACCGAAAGAATACACTGGAGACTACCAGCTTGCAGCATCTATCCCTGGTACTTCTACTCAAACACCTTCGGCTTATGATGAAACGAAAACTCGTTCTCAGAGTGTAGGTTCCAATACACCAATATCTACTAATATTGGTACACAGTATGAAAAGTATGGCTTTGGAGGCTACGGAGTTGAGAAGACAACTCAAACTAAGGAACCGAAAGATAAAGTGACTCCGAAGAAGTTGAAGGTAGAGTTACCAGAGGCAGGTCCTGCGTCAGCTGAGTCTTTAGCAGCAAAGGCAGCTACAAGTGCTACTACTACAACCACATCAACAGAAACTGCGAGTACATCTACAGCGACTACATCACCAGATACACATTCTACACAGACAAGTACTCCTTCAGCTAGTACAAGTACACAGAAAACAGAAGCCAGTACGCCAGCACCAGCGCCGGTACCTTCACCAGCTAGCACTAGTGCTGTTACAAACGCATCTGAGCATGGAGCTCCTCCTGCTCAGAGATACATTTCATAGGTTAACAACGCGGTTAGGGACGTTGTGGTAAGGAGACAAATGTTTTCTCCCACTGGGTTTTTCATTTATTTTTACCAACCTATACCCAGTATTTTTCATTGAAATTAGAAGATAGAAATGAGATCTACTATTAATCATTTTAGAAAAATTTATTTTTCATTAATTGGC